AATGGGTGTATTTACGATAAATAATAGTTACAACGGAGTTGATCAATGGCATATCAAGTAGACAAATTTAATGGAACGTTCTTAGTCTCTGTCGACGACGGCACCATTGATACCACCACTGATTTACGTTTTGTAGGTAAAAATTATGCTGGCTACGGCGAAGTACAGAACGAAAATTTCCTACATTTATTAGAAAATTTTGCAAATACCAGCGCACCTCCTAAAAGATTAACCGGACAAATTTGGTATGACAGCGGCCTGAAAAAACTACGATTCTATGACGGCACTAAATTTAGAACAGCCAGCGGCGCAGAGATTGGAGTTACTCCTCCTAGTGGATTGCAGGCCGGAGATTTTTGGTTTGATACCGGAGCCGAACAACTGTATGCCTACACTGGCACTGAATTTGTATTAATTGGCCCCGAAACACTACCAGATCTAGGCGCATCAGCAGTACAGGCCCAAGTGGTCAAAGACACCATCAACAACAATCACACCATAGTAAAATTTCAATCTGGCGGTGATGTAATATCAATTGTCAGCAAAGATGCATTTACCCTAAACAGCGTGTTAAATCCTATAACAGGATTTTCAGTGATCAAGAAAGGTGTTAATCTAGTCAACACCAACGGTACAACCGGAGTAACAACCACAGATCATTATTTCTGGGGATCAGCAAGCAATGCATTGAGACTGGGTGGCTATGCAGCCAGTGAATATGTTAGACTGGGTGAGATATCCTTTACCAGTGCAATTGCTTTCGCCGATGCCGGTCTCACAATAGGCGATCAAAATGATTTAAGAATCCGTGTTGAAAACGGTGATGAACCTATTATTGAAAACAGATTAGGCAACACTATAACTTTGAGAATAAGAGTATCGGATAGTGATCTTCGTAATGTTGGCATAATAACTCCAACTGGCATGATTCCAGGCTCAGATAATTTCTTCACTTTGGGGTCCACAGTTTCTAAGTGGGCCAACGTATATTCGACCACATTCACAGGAGCGTTAACCGGAAATGTAACCGGAAATACCACAGGTGTACACAAAGGCAACATACTTGCCGACGACAATTCTGTAGCCTACGCCGCAGTTACAAAAATATTCTCAGGCAGCTTCTCGGGAACACTCACTGGCAACGTGATAGGTTCAGTCACAGGTACATCTACCAACGCTTTGACTTTGAACAGTCTAGTCGGAGAACTTGGCGCAGTGGCAACTTCTGTGGCTCTGCGAGATAGTAGTGGTAACATCACTGCCACAAGATTTATTGGAGTTGTAGATAAATCGGATAGAACTAGAATAAATGACTCAGCAGTAGATACAGATCCCAATTATAGATCAGCCAAGACTACAAAAACAGCCAACACAATTGCAGCTAGAGATGGTTCAGGAAATCTATTAGCCAATACCTTCGATGGTACTGCAACAGCAGCGCAATATGCCGACCTAGCAGAAAAATATCTAGCAGACAAACAGTATGATGTTGGTACAGTAGTATGTATTGGCGGTGTAAAAGAAATTACAGCAGCTACATACGGTAACAGAGCTATTGGTATTGTATCAGGTAAGCCAGGTTTTATAATGAATTCGCAGTTAGAAGGCGGAACATTAGTGGCGTTAAAAGGCCGTGTTCCTGTAAAAGTACAGGGAACAATTAAAAAAGGGGACAAATTAGTTCCAGCTCAAAATATGTTTGGAGCAGCATCAGCTGCTAACAAATCTGATACAGATTATTTTGCTATAGCTCTGCAAGATCACCAGTCTGGTTCGGGTGTTATAGAAGCTTTAGTGTTATAAAAGGATAAATTATGGCAATCGGTGATTTTATTTCTGCAACTGATTATAATACAATCAGAACAAAAATATTTAATGTAATGGCCACAGGAGCCGGTAATTCTGGCTACGGACAAACCACATTCAGTTCTTTGGTGGCAGAAGGAAATTCAGTAACAAAGACTCAATGGGATGCCTTGAGATATGATATCTACAATGCGCTGTTACATCAAACAGGATCAGCCGCAGCATTGACCACGGTGTCTGTGGGTGATGTGGTAAGATATGGTGCCAGCCAACCTAATTTTCAATACAACACCTTTGCAGATACAGCAATTACAAATAGATTTAATCTAGGCACAGGACAATTTGTCACTGAGGCCATTGACAGTAAAACATATTCATCAAGCTGGGTAAATTCCTTAACTGCTACTGCTACCATTACATTCTCCACAGCCGAACAAGCTAGATTTTTCTTTAATGCTGGCGGAAAAATTCGATTCGCCAGTGCGAGAACCGGCGGTTCATCCGAAGCACAAAACACATCTTGGAGCAATCTACTCAGTGGCGCTGGCACACAGGCATTTGCTGGTGGATTATCTGGTATTAATTTCTTTTCACTTACTAACGCTTATCAAACATTTTATACTGTAGGCGGCAGTGCGGCTTATTCTGCCAATCAGTGGAGACTTGAGGCATTATGCAATGTCAGCAGTAATACTACGGGAACTGCTAATTCAATAACATTTCGAGCGACTTGGATAGACAACTATACAGATTCAGGAGCCGGCGGCTCACCAAATCCTCCCCCAGGCGATCTAGTAGATGGCACACTTACACTTACGGTTGACCAGGTGCGTCCTTCCGGATTCCTACAGCCTAGCGGCACTTTCACTACCATTGCACCAAGTTCTTCAGTAGTTAGTGCAATTTCCGGTTCGTAATTCTTAATCTCCTTTAAACCATCACATAAATAATGTGCGTGTTTAATAGGAGATACCATGGACGAACGTCTAAAAGCTGCTCTTGATTTTTCTAATTATAGACAAACCCTAGCAATCCAACGAAAAACTCTTAGAGAAAAAATTGAAGGTAAATTAACCTACGGTCATTCCGGCGGAATTTTTAAAATCGACAGATCTTTGTTGGTATTTGTTCAAATGCTGATTGATCAAGGCCGAACAGAAAATGTTCCCTTAATTGATCAAAATGAAAATCCAATACTTATAACGAACTTAGAAGAGTTTCGAGATGAAATTTTAGATAGATATTTTACCTCAACCTATGAGTATCATGAAGAATATCAAAAAATAAAATCCAGTAGAACTGTAGAAAAATTACTAAGCCTATGACTAGAGGAATATTGATTTTTGCTCATAATGGTCCTGAAGTTGACTACGGCACTATGAGTATCATTGCGGGCGGCCTAGCAAAGAAACATCTAGGCCTACCTGTAAGTTTGATCACAGACAAGTGGACGATTGGTTGGCTTAAAGAATCTAATATGTATGAAACGGCCGTAACAGTTTTTGATAAAATTATTGAAATTGAAAAGCCTCGAACAAAAAATACAAGAAAACTACATGATGGGTTTTATAGTCAAACCGTACCGTTCGTTAATTCAAATAGATTCTCAGTTTGGGATATTAGCCCGTATGATCAAACCCTGTTAATTGACAGCGACTATTTGATTTTCTCCAATCAATTAAATGAATATTGGAGTGTAGATAGCAGTGTAATGTTAGGGCATTCTATGAATGATATTACTGGAGATCGTAGTGGTGTACTAGATCAGCGAGTAAGCGAAACAGGAATACATATGTTTTGGGCAACTACAGTGATGTTTACCAAGAATGAAGAAAGTCGCTTCTTTTTTAAACTAGTGGATTTCATCAAAGATAACTACGTCTATTACGCTGATTTGTTTAGATTCAATCCTAAACAATACAGGAATGATATTGCATTTAGTATTGCTAAACACATTATGAATGGGTTTGAAACTGAATTTGTTTACACATTGCCTCCTATACTAACTGTGTTCGATAAAGATATTTTACAATCAGTAAACAATACAACGCTAACTTTTTTAATCGATAAACCTCTTAACTGCGGTGATTTCTTAGCCGCTACCACAACTGGTCTAGATGTGCATATTATGAATAAACAAAGCATTATGAGACATAAAGAAAAATTGCTGGAGTTAATATGAACTTTGGTTATTTAATTGTAGTTTCGACAAATGCAGAAATAGATTATCTTAAGTTGGCATACGCTCTAGCATTGAGTATTAAAAATACACAACAACCTGGATACGATCAAGTAGCATTAGTAATCGATAATTTAGAATCAGTTAACAGCTTAAAAAGTCCTTGGGTGTTTGATCATATTATTCATTGGGATAAAGAAACACACTGGGACGGCCGAAGCTACATGGATCAGTTAAGTCCGTTTGACAGTACTGTTTGCCTTGATGCAGATATGCTTTTCCTTAGAGATCATAGTCATTGGATTGATTACTTTATTGAAAATTGTGAATTATATATTCCTTCGAAGGCACTTACCTATAGAGGAGAAGTGATTACTGACGACTATTATCGTAAAACATTTACAAAAAACAATCTTCCTAATCTGTATTCTATGTTTACATTTTTTAAGAAAGATTCTGCACTTGCAGAAGAATTTTTTAATCTAGGTAGATACATTATAAAAAATCCTATAGAATTCAGCAATTTGTATTTGAATAAATTAAAACCAAAAGTCGTTGGCACCGATGAAGCGTTTGCATTAAGTGCTAAAATTTTAGATATTGATAATGAAATTAGCTATAATTTAGAATTTCCAAACATTGTTCATATGAAACCTATGATACAAAATTGGCCTTGGAGTGCAGACAAAGTAACTGAACATGCAGGTTTTTATTTTACCACCTCCGGAAGTTTAAAAATTGGAAATTATCAACAACATAGTATAGTGCATTATGTTGAAAAAGATTTAATGAGTGACGAAATCGTCAGCATGTTAGAGGAGATTGCATGGGACAAGAACTAATGGACTTTGATGAATGGATTAGTTTACCGGCTAATCAAACAATCGAATATTATGTAACATTTAAAGAAGACGGCTCTTTATTAGGAGTCTATCCTTCTCATGCTATCGGTGATGTTCAAAATAAAATAAAAATTGATGAAGATATAGCAATAGCTATCTCCAACGGAGTTGAAAATTTATTTTCTTATAAAGTTGACATTCCAACTCGAACACTTCTTAAGATAAACAGATTTTCAATGCACAACTTAATAAAAATTGATGATGTGCTACATAGAATTATAGATAAAAAATGGTCAAACATCAACGATCCTGATATCATTGTCAACTACAGCAGTGATAATAATTTATTAGATTTTTCTATGAGTTCACGATATTCCAAAAATATCGTATGGGATGGCGATACTGCAATGATTTTTTTAATAACAGAATACAATGACCCTAATGCATTAATCGAAATGATTAGCATCAGAGTAGGCGACATTACAGAAAATACAAAATCTTTTCAGCTAACACTACCTAACAAATTTAGTGTTTATACACGAAGAATTTTTGACAAATATGTATTTGAGATAAAATGAAAACAGCAGAATTTGATATTGTTTTTTTAAGTTATGATGAACCCAATGCAGAGGAACACTACGCAGATCTCTGCAATAAAGCCCCGTGGGCCAAGCGTGTTCACGGTGTCAAAGGCAGTGATGCTGCACACAAGGCCGCAGCAGAATTAAGTGAAACAGAATGGTTTGTTACTGTAGACGCTGACAACATAGTCGATATTAAATTTTTTAATTATGATGTTGATACCATGCAGTCTAAAATAAAAACATTTAGTTGGGTGGGAAGGAATAAACTCAACGGATTAAAATATGGCAACGGTGGATTGAAGCTTTGGAGAAAAGACTTTGTGCTAGACATGAAAAGTCACGAAGCCAGCGATAATGATCGCGGCCAAGTAGATTTTTGTTGGGAAGACGGCTACCAACAATTTCCTGAATGCTTTAGCGATACTGTTATTACAGGCAGTCCATTCCAAGCATGGCGAGCCGGATTCCGAGAGGGTGTCAAAATGACTCTACATGACGGAGTTCGAGTGCCGCCTTTGGAAATTAAAGAGAGAGTATGGTGGCACAATATTCATAGACTGCGCATGTGGAGCACTGTGGGTGCCCATGAAGAAAACGGAATCTATGCTGTTCTTGGCGCTCGCATGGGAACATGGATGACTAACTGCACTGATTGGAACTATGTAGATGTCCGAGACTTTGAATTATTAAAAACTATCTACGAAGAAAAAGTCAATCATGCATTTGTAGAACAAGATGCACAGGATTACGGAACAAAAATTAATCAGCAACTAGGGTTGGACTGGCCTTGGCTGGATGCCCGCCACAGCAAATACACATTAGATCTATACGAAGAAACTGTAAACCTTGGATTAACCTATTATCGGAATATAGTGAATGTATGACATTATTTTTTTAGGAGAAGACGATGACAAATGGGATAAATTTAAAAAAGAATATCCTGCATCACATCGTGTTCGTAAAATAACTGCATGGGTTGATCTAAAAAAAATAGCATTTACCAATCATTTTTGGATTATATGGGATAATATAGAATTTATATCCGGATACAATCTAAACGATTATCGTGTATCAAAATGGGAAGAGCAATACACTCATATTTTTCGCAACGGAAAATATTATGACGGCGTAGCATTAGTTTCTAAAAAACATTTTCCGTCTAATCGAGAATTTAATCATAGATTCTTTATACATAAAAAAGAGATAGATATTACGCTATCTACTCCAAAACCGTTTGATATTATCTTTATCAGCTACCAAGAACCTACAGCCAACGAAAACTATCAAACACTGTTAGAACGATTTCCTAGAGCAAAACGTATCCATGGTATAAAAGGAATTCACAATGCTCATATAGCAGCAGCAAAATTATCAACTACTGATATGTTTTGGGTTGTTGATGCTGACGCTGTTGTAGAACCTACATTTAATTTTGAAGTAGATCAATTTCCTGAGCATGACACATATACCAAATCAATTGTGCGTGTATGGCGGAGTCGTAATCCTATCAATGGATTAAGATACGGGTACGGCGGTGTTAAACTATTACCTAAAAATTTAACTATCAATATGGATTTATCAAAGCCGGATATGACTACATCTATAAGTCCGTCTTTTACTGCCATGCCAGAAGTAAGTAATATCACCTGGATCAACACTGATCCGTTTACCGCTTGGAAATCAGCATTTAGAGAATGTGTAAAACTATCAAGTAAAACAATTACAGGCCAGGTTGATAGAGAAACAGAATACCGGTTATCAGTTTGGTGCTCTCTAGGTGCAGATAAACAATACGGAGAATACGCAATTAAGGGTGCAATTGCCGGAAAAGAATTTGGAACAATTAATAAAGATAATATCGATCAGCTAAAATTAATCAATGATTTTGATTGGCTGCTAACACAATTTCAATCTTCTTTTTTGTAAAATTTTCTCCAGTTTCTTTTATTGGGTCTAGTATTTCCTTTATGCGTCCATATACGATCAATTTGACTATCTTCTCCACAGGTACTAGAGCAATACATAATTTTATCATTGTCTTTTTTGCTCCACGAATCTGCAAATACTCTATTTAAATGTCCGGCATCGAGTATTTCTTCTAATGTGTGATTGTGTAGATTAAACTTATCGTGTCCGTAGTCTTTTACTTTTCTTTTTAATTGAACAATTTCAGGAGTTGAATGTGTGGTTTCTATAGTAGTGCCAACATAGCAACATGGTCTAACTATGCCTGAAGAGCTAACATATATTTCTTTACCACCACCCCAGGTCTTAGATTTACATTTTATATTTTTTTTATTATAATCATTGAAGTCAATTACCGCTTCTTTAAATGTTTTTCCGTCATAATTTTCTATTAATTTTTCATGGGGATCGACGACTTCTTGTTTATAAAATTTAACAATGGTTGAATTTACATCTATTTGCCATTCTATAATATCGGAACTGTTAGTTGAATTTCTGTTAGCCAATTCGACTGGTGGTTCTAACCAGTACAGTAAATTTCCCTCGCGGTCTAATACAGTACGCTTGACCAACGACCCGTCAACGTCAAATCCAAGAGCTTTCTTTGGCGCAAAATTAAAAAATCCAATATCTTTTGAAAACTGTGTTGCTTCTGCAATCTGATGTTCGTTGTGTTTAAAAATCAAGTAATCCCATTCGGCTCTTCCACCATTGTCTATATAGGCCTTTACATTTCTAATCAACGTAGTCCAATTAACGTTTCGTCTGTACAAATGATTAGTATCTTCTAAACCGTCAATGGAAAAAATAATTCGTAGTCTATGGTCGTGAGCCTTAGAAATTTCGCCTAATCGACTCCAGTCCTTGACTCCTCTCATCCCACCGTTGGTATTAACAGTGACATTTAATTTTGGATTAGTTTTAAAAAGGTAATCAACGATCGACACAAAATCCTTTGCCATACCAGGATCTCCTACAGTACCACAAAATAACCAGTGATTGGTTCTATTAATAATAGCAGGAGAAAACCATTTTTTAAATTGTTCAAGAGAAATTTGAGCTAGTTCAAGGTCGGGCCTTACAATTTCTGATCCTTCGTAGTATCTTGGGCATAGTGGACAGGCAGCATTACAATAACTTGACAATTCACAGTGTATTTGAAACAGCTCCTCTTTAACCCAAAAATTATTTGTTGTCATAATTCTTTATTAGATCCCCAAACTCTTTAAATGTTGTATAGTAGTCTTCTTTTCTATAGGCATCGTGTACGGCAATTTCTTTTGTGAAATTGTCCCAACGCCATTGTTCGAATGTACCGTCCTTTACAAACTGTATGATTCCGGGCAGTTGATGCCATATTGATTCGTAAGACTTATCGATTGTTTCTAATTTTTTACAAATTTCTTCTTTGATAGCATCTGGGAATATTTGACTACAGTAATAATCAGGATAGTGAACTAGATTCAAATACACATTCCAGTCCTTCTGAAAAAAGTCAACAACTTCGGGAATATAATAAACATTCAACGCACTTATGGTATGGCATACATCAAAGTATAGATTGGGTCGATCTTTTGACCATTCCTTGGCTTTGAGCATGTTGGCATAGACTTCGTCCCATTTTGCAGGGTGCCTCATAAACTCAAATCTTTCACCTAGTCCGTCAATGCTAAACCCTATGTTGACAAACTTAAAATTTTCTAACAACGGTAATAATTCTTCTGGCCATTGTGTTCCGTTGGTATTATAGTGTAGGCTCATATTCTTGGCCCAACCATTCTTAACACATGTTCTTATAAATTCCCATTGTTGTTTAATCAACCAGGGTTCGCCACCGTAGAAATCTACCACAATGACTCCTTCGGCAATCTTTTCTAAATTGGCCCATAGCGGACTTTCTTTTTCCCAGCTATTATTATAACCTTTTGAATCTATCAAGAACTGTTTATAGGTAGTTTTTTCTTTGTCAACTTTGGTGTCATAGTATTCCTTGACCCATTGACTACTACTGTAGGGATGACATGTGCGACACTTGATATTGCAAGTATTGCCCATATTAAGCTCTAAGGTCTTAATACCGTCGCCTTCCTTAAAATCAAACTTTCGATTGTCTCGAATACGTTTGCTATCTCTTCCGGCATCTTCTTCGTTCCAACACTTAGAACAAGCCGGGTGTCTTTTGCCCTGTTGAAAATATTCACGCACTTCTTGCATCCACGGTTCTACCCATAGCTCTTCTAGGTCGGTATTTAAGACTTTTCCTTTACTACTGCCGTTTATCATACAGCAGTGTTTTATAGTCCCTGTAGAATTAACACTTAAATTATGAGATGCATTTACGCAATAAAACTCATTTTCCATAATTCTCATATTCCTCTTTGCATAGTGCCATGAATTCTAAATATTCCGGGAATAAAGAATAAAAGTCAGTATTGTTTCTTTTATCGGTTTCGTTAAAAAATACATAAAAATCTCTGCGACCTTTTTTAATTTTTTCTGAACCAACTGGATTTTGTTTCATGTAGTCAACTACTCGTTTAAACACTTCGTATTCAATCTCATTGAAACCTATTTGACTATCTGGAGTAATAAAATTATCCTTGATAAATTGTAGGTTGTCATCCATGTACTTGTGAAATTCGTCGGTTAAAATGTTTATCATCCAATGCGCAGGCTCTTTCAAATAAGGAGTATCGAATTGAACACGCTGATGCCATTGAGTTCCCGGATAGTCTTTTCTCAGCTGTAGTATTTTATCTAACAAAGTTTTAAAATTAGCAACTGTTAGTACATTAAATGTAATCATAAAACTAATATCTTGCCCCGGCAAATTATCTAGATAGTATCGTAAATTCTTTTCCCACAATACAACATCTAACCCAGTTCTAATGTACTCAGCTTGTGGACCCCATGTATCAATACTAGTGTATAATTTAAATCCTTTAATTGCTTTCTTATCAAGCAATCTCTGCACATGCTCGACCATTTTTTGCACTAGTCTATGTGTAATACCTAGATTACTGTTAACGTGAATTTGTAATTCTGGTTCCGGCTCGTTTTCTAGCATCTCTAGTAGTTTAAATGTGTTAGGGTTCATTAATGGTTCACCACCAGTAATGCGGAACACTTTTAGATCTTTTTTAAGCGTAGGCCACCATTCCCAAAATGCATCAACATAAGGGTTAGGATCATCTTTGTTAAAGAAGTCGCTGTTGTCTAAGAAGTCTATGCCGTACTGGTTGTAGGTTAAATCATAATTGCCATGACGCTTAATTTCTTCCATCCAACTACTTGATGCCTGTGGGCAGCAATACCCACATCTAAAATTACAGCCATTTCCAAAGCTGACTTCTAGGTGACGCGGATTCCAGTCAGCTTCCCACCCTGCTTCTACAATAGCATCAAGAGTAGCTGGATGATTAGAACTATGTTTCATACGATCACTAATATGATCACCTTCTAGGTCCTCAATATTCCAGCAGTAATAACATTCTTCGGGCCGCTTGCCCTCAAGCATCTGCTTACGAACTTCTTTTTTCCAAGGTGTATTATGTAATGCACTAGGATTGGCTTTTAATAATGTCTTATCTACTTTGTGCGGCCGAGGATGATAGCAACTATGATTGTCCCCCATATGGAGATATAATGTTTCCATATTCCACTTTGCTAGACAAAATCCTTTGCCTACGGTGTTTAACTTATCACGAGTTTCGTGAATAATTTCTATGTATTTTTTTGTCATATTATGTTCTTGTACCAGTATTTAAGTTTAGGAAAAGTAGAAACAAAATCAGTTCCTCGTCTACGATCATGCTCTTGAAAAAACTGTTTAAAATCTTTTGCATTTTTTACCAGGTCTGCGCTATTGCATTTATTATTTTCTATCACATCTATATTTCTTTCTAATTTTTCTACTTCGTAAGATTTAAATCCCTGCAAAGTATTGTTATATGATTCTCGGCTATTGTTGTTCTTCATCCAATTGAGCGTGTGTTTGAGTATATCAAGTTGTTCCTCCGAACAATTAAACACACTCATCCAATCGGGTTTTCTTAATAGGGGAATGTCAAACCATATACGTTGAAACGATACTTTACCTTTAATTTTTTGAGAATATTTTTTTCGAAGATCTAAAATCATCTCAAGGTATTCTTTTAATTGGTATATGCTTAGAACATTGAACGTATTAATAAAACTAACACTGGTATTTTCTGTTTCGGATAAGAATCTTTCTACGTTGTTTTGCAATTTTTTAAAATCTAATCCATTTCTAATATATTCGGCCTGTGCTCCAACGCTGTCTAAACTAACATATAAACTAAAATGCTTACATGCATAGTCTTGATATTTGTACAAATAAGTAAAACTTCCATTCTCATTCGCTGGCCCGATGCCGTTAAATGTTTCTGGGATATCCTTTCTTTCGATACTAGGCAGATCTGTTTTATGGTAAAGTTTATTTTGTTTACCTATTACAAAGTGAGGCCAACTTTGCCATTCTGATCCGTCTTTAGGATCAGGAGTGTAACATTCTACAACATGTTCTACCCTATCTAAAGTTTTAATTTTTTCTAAAAATTTATCGAACAAGTCCCCTGGAGGGCACATGTTGCTGGTTACACTTAATTCTAAATTTTTATTAGGATGTTCTTTTACATAATCCAAAATCTTAAAAGTATTTGCATCCATTAACGGCTCGCCACCGGTCATTCTAAAAACTTTCAATGTGGTATACAACGACGGCCACCATTGCCAAAATGCTTGAACATATGGATTATCTTTAGTTGACGCAACCAACGGCATTAGTCTAGCATCTCTTAATGTTTTTATTTGATTGTGTTCATAATCACCGATAACATATGGCCCGTGTGTTTCTATTTCTTTTTCCCATTCGCTACTAAGATGAGGACTGCAATAGCTACATTTAAAATTGCAAGTTTGATTAAAATTAACCTCTACATAAGTGGGATCTATGTTTGAATCTGATGGCAGTTCTTGTATAGATGATAGTTTATCCACAGCCCAATGTTCGCTGCTGCGATAATATCGATCACTAACATGTCCGGAGTCTTCAATTTTCCAACAATATTCGCAACCAGCAGGTCTCTTACCGTCTAGCATTAATTGCCGTTCGTGAAATTTTTGTTTAGTGTTATGGAGGGCAGAAGGATTAGTTAATAACTCTTCTACATTTATATCGTGTGTTGGGGGATGATAGCAGCTATGCGTTTTACCGTTAGTTAAATGTAAACTAACCTGCAACCATTTAGCGGCACAGAATGTGGGACTGATATCGTCTATTGTTTGTTTAGACGAATCAAAGCCCTTAACATAAAAATTAATTGCTTTAGTTTCCACATTCTTATTTAAAAAAGTCATTAGATTGATTTTGTATGTCTTTTTTTAATTTTTCAACATCAATTTTAAAATCAATCTTTTTAATATCTTCTTTGTATTCAGCAAATGTTTCTACCAATCTATTGGCAACTATATCACTGTGACTGCTAGACAACTGTTCAGCAATATTGATCTCCCATATCCTACCATTGCCAAATTCCAACCTAATTGATTCTAGGTAGTGAACCGGCATGGTATTCATATAAAGATCTTCAAAGACTTCTGGCCATTCCTGAACAAGATGTTTTGGCGGTTTAAACAACGGTTTAGGCACTTTCAGCTTCTTTGGCCTTTGCCGCTTTCTTTACCGGTGGATCTAAATCGTCTGCTTCTTTACGTAGACGTGCAGCTTCTTTGTACATTGAATCAGCCTGACTGCGATAGCTCTTAGCAATGTCTTTATCAGATAATGCTTCGTTAGCAGACGCTTTGAGAGGTGCTACTGCAGGTATTGGCTGAGGAGCAAGATCCTTGACCGTTACAAGTTCTTGAACTTCTGGAGTATTTTTCTTAGAACCTGAAACAAACGTACATAAGTCATCTACTGCACAGTTTTTTTGTTCAGCGATAAGTGTATTAAGCTGATGTAGAGCAATTTCACTGCCAGGCGATGGCATCATCAAAACATCGTCTGTAGGAACTTTGGCCATTCTGTTATCAGCTTTTAACGCCTGCAACATTGGACGGCCGTCGGAAAATGATCTTGTAAATAATACTTCACCAAATTCAAATGCTGCCTGTGCTTCGGTAGTCTCAACCAATTTCATGATATCATCATGATAGTTG